ATAATAGGGTTAAGGTTGATCCTCCTAAAAAGCCTAAAAAATTAACGGCAACTCGATTCGCTACTATTCTAGGTCTCAACGCTTGGAGTACACCTTTTAGCGCTTGGTGTGAGATTACTCGTACTTACGAGGCTCCATTCGAGGACAGTATCTACACAATAGCCGGTAAGGTTATCGAGCCTAAAGTTATTAACTATCTTAATAACGTTATGTTTATGGATATTAAGAGTCCTACCGACGTATACGGTCCCGACTATTTTAAAAAGACTTGGGGGGACTTTTTCCCGGATCAAAAAGAATTAGGCGGAATGTGGGACGCGTTAGGCGACGATTTCGTAGTCGAGATTAAGACCACAAAGCGCGCGGAGGATTGGGCGATAGACGTACCGATTTACTACAAGCTCCAGGCGTGTCTATACGCTTACTTACTCGGATTCGATAATGTAATAGTTACGGCTAGTTTTTTAGTAGATAAGGATTACGCTAATCCGGAGGCGTTCGAGCCTAGTTATAAGAATACTAAGATATACGAGTTTAAGCTCTCCGAGGCGTTTCCTACTTTCGAGGAGACATACGTTAAGCCGGCTCTTAAGTTTTGGCGAGACCACGTCGAGACCGGTATCTCTCCGGAGTTTGACGAAAAGAGAGACGCGGAGATCCTTAAGGTACTCCGTAAGAATACGGTCGAGGTTGAGGATAAGGATATCGACAAGCTAATCAAAGAGGCGGACAGGCTCCAGGCGAGCATAGACTTAGCCGAGGCAAAGCTCGAAGATAAAAAGGCGCGTCTTAAGGAGCTAGACGGAGAGATTAAAAAGTATATGTCCGGACAGTTTAGAGACGGAGATAAAAAGGTCGAGATCTCCGGATCTAAGTATACGTGGACTCTTACTAAGTCTGAGCGTAAGAGCTTAGACGCTCAAAAGGTTAAGGACGTACTATTTAGTAACAATATAGACGATAGCCTAGTCTATAAGACTAGCGAGGTTATGACGCTTAAAAAGTCGATTATCGAGGAGGTGTAATTATGAATATTAGTCGAGTGTTTGAACGACCTTGTAAATTGATAACCAATGACGGACACGAATTATTTTTACAAGTCGAAGAATTAAATTTGGATCCTTGTCGGTTGCCGACAATAACCGGTCATTTTTTGAAATCGCTTTTCGAGTTAACGTATGTGAAAAAAGACTCTCCTATTAAAAAGGTTATCTTTAACGATCCGGCTACTATCGTAATATGGAGCGATAATACTAAGACGGTCGTTAAGTGTCAACCTGGAGATACATACTCTAAGGAGTTAGGTCTCGCTATGTGTATTAGTAAAAAGTATCTCGGTAACAAGGGTAATTTTAACGAGATTTTTAAAAAGTATATTAAGGAGGATTAAATCTATGAAAAGAGCATTGTTAAGAGGGGTAGCTCGTAATCGTATGAAAAAAGCCGGTATAGTCCAGGCTTGCAAGGATAAGGGTACCGGTAGTTATTTCTCTAAGCATTGGAGAGAATTTGTAAGTTAGGAGGTATCGCGTGAAAATTGATATAGATAATTATTCAATCAATACGGACTCTATACCTAACGTATATATTACGGAGCGTAAGATTAACGAAAAGACCGGTAAGGAGTACGAGGCTCGAGTTAGTGGTTATCATCACTCGCTAAGAGACGCGCTCAAGTCAATGTTAGAGCGTAAGGTTTACGGTAGCGATGTTACTAATGTTACCGAGGCTATTAACAAGATAGACAACGCCTTAAATGACGCGTTGAAAATATTAAGTAAAGAAAAGGAGATATAAGATTATGGCAAAGATCAAATTAACAGAGGGCGGATTTTCACTAATTCCGGAGGGTACTACTACCTTTAAAATAGTAGGCGTTGAATATAAAGAGGATTTCGGTAAAATGACGGTCGATATGCAGACTAAGAGCGGAGCTAAGCATACCGAGAGATTCGCTCTTTTAAAGAAAGACGGAGAGGTTAACGAGGGCGCTCTCAAGGCGTTTAGTTATTTCGCTAAGACGGCTCTCAATAACTACAATCTCGACGAGATAGACGATCAAGCTATAGTAGGTTGTTATATTACCGCTACAGTTAAGCACGAGGAATATGATTACGTTAACGACAAGGGCGAGCATAAGACCGGTAAGAGTGCTAGACTTAGCGACTACGCGGTAGCCGTTGGATTTGGCTCGGAAAAAGTGAACGACGACGGATTTAAGTCTATTAAGGACGAGATCGAGGACGACGACCTCGACGACTTTTTAAATGACTAAGCCGGAGACCAAACTCCAGGAAAAAGCGATTAAATATCTTAAGGCTAATAAGATATATCATATTAACCAATTCGGCAACGGTTGGAGCGCTAAGGGCGCTCCCGACCTTGTCGTATGTATTAACGGTCGTTTCGTAGCGTTCGAGCTTAAAGTAGGGGAGAACGACCTACAAGACGACCAAAAGATACATAGATTAAGGATTAAAAGGTCCGGCGGATTACATTACTCGCCGTATACCCTGGAGGAATTTATAGAAATAGTGGAGGGTTTGAAAAATGAGTAAAACTAAGGACGAGCGTATAAAAGAGTATTTAGATTTTATGAGCTATTTAAAACCTATTTATCCTATCGACGTTAATACTCTCGACGATATGGGATTTTTTACGGCTCCGGCGTCTACTAAGTATCACGGATCCTATGAGGGCGGATTATTCGACCACTCTCTCGAGGTTGCTAAGAGCTTAGTAGATTTAACTAATAAATTAGGTTTAAAGTGGAATACTCCCGGATCGCCGTATATTGTCGGTATGTTTCACGACTTATGCAAGGTCGACAATTATATCTATGATATTGAGACCGGTAAGTATAAATATAATCCGGATATTATTATCCCAGGACACGGCGAAAAGTCCGTAATTATGCTACAAAAACACATAAATATAACCGACGAGGAGATAGCTTGTATCCGTTGGCATATGGGAGCATATGAGACAGATACTAAGTTATGGGAGTATTACGGTCGAGCTATCGAGATATATCCTAACGTCCTCTTTACTCATACGGCGGATATGATAGCTAGTAAGATTGTAGGGGTGTGACATATGGGCGATAGAAAGAACGATTTAAGATTTAACGGCTCCGGATATTACGACCCTACGCCTTACGAGGCTATTAAGCATATATCCGAGCGAGAGAAACTCTCCGGTAGAGTTGTAAGGACTTTACAGAATGTCGCGCATTTAGCCGGATTCGAGATAGTCGGTCGTATTCAGTTAAGAGACAAAGAGAGCGGAGAGATCTATAAGTAAGGAGGTTATATATGATATTAGGAGTTTATCCGGATTATAAAAAATGTAAAGAATTTAAGATCGACGGTAGTATCGGTAAATGTATGGTTTGTAATAACGATATTTGTCCTAAACGTAAGAAGTTAAATATAAACGACTCGGTAAATCGTCCGGCTCACTATACCGACGGTAAGATCGAGGTTATAGAGTTTATCGAGGATAAGCGCCTCGGATTTTGCTTAGGTAATGTCGTTAAGTATGTAGCAAGAGCCGGTAAAAAGGATCCTACGAAAGAGGTTGAGGATCTTAAAAAGGCTAAATGGTACCTAGAGAGACGTATTAAGGAGTTAGAGGAGGCGAGAGTATGATTAAGTTTGAACATACCGAGGTTATGAATTTCGAGGGAGCTATTAGAGGTATGAGGAATCCGCTTAACTCTTGGGATAAGTCGGATAGTTTTAAATGCAACGGAGAGGGTTGTTATTACGAGAGTTGTCCTTTTTGGTATCAACCGGCGGAGAGTCCAGGTTTTTGTGAAAACGAGGACGGTTTAGATTTTATAATCGGGGAAAACGACCTCGACCTTATGAGACGACTCGTTAAAGCCGGTCCGGATCATAGAAAATTTATGAGACAAATTCTCGTAAGCGTGGATATAACCGCTCCGCTTTATTGGTGGAAAGAGTTTGATACTTATAAGGTCGGTACCGTTGCTAACTCTTGCTCAACTATGCACAAGATACACGAGAAAAAGTTTACTCTCGAGGATTTCTCTTATGAGCATTTAAACGACGATAATATCGGATTATTAGACGAGGTTATTACTAGATTAAATAGTTGTAGAAAGTTATTTATTCGTACTAAAGATAAAACTCATTGGTGGCAAATGATCCAATTACTCCCGTCCTCTTATAATCAGAGACGGACGATTACTCTTAACTATGAGACTCTTTATAATATCTACGGCTCCAGGCGTAACCACAAGCTCGACGAGTGGAGAGTAGGCTTTATGAATTGGATTGACTCTCTACCATACGCGGAGGATTTACTTATAGATAGGAGGTAGTTATATGAGTAAAGTAAACGGTAGGCTCGTAACGTGTGATCGTTGCGGGGTCGAGGTCTTTAATAAGCATATCAAGGACGAACATACCGACGGGGGATATACTAGCTACAATGTTTTCGAGCAACTCCCGGAGGGTTGGAAAACTTATTTAGAATTAAGCGCGGATTTATGTCCTACTTGCTCCGACGCTTGGTTAAGGATAAAGGCTCAATTTATGGAGGAGGCGTAATAATGCAATACATAATTTTAGACGGAAAGACTCCGACTCATAGCTTTAAGGACGGAGTAGGCGCTAAGACCTGGGACGAGGTTAAGGATTTCGACGACGTAGCGGTTATAGTCCCTAAAGGTTATATCGTACTCGATTTCGACACGACCTCCGACGCTGAGATTATGCTTAGAATAGTCGAGGGTATGGACCTTAAATGTAGAGTAATGAAAACTACTCGCGGTATACATTGTTGGTTTAAGACCTCCGAGGAGGAGCCTAAAAACTTTATAAAGAATCGTCTCGCGGTCGGTATCTATTCAGACCGTAAAGCCGGGGGACGTAACGCCTACGTTAAGATTAAGCAAGACGGACACGCTAGAGAGTGGATCCGTAAGATTAAAGCCTCAGAGATACAAGAGGTCCCTAAGTGGTTATCTCCTATCTCTAATCCCTCTAATAAATTCTTATTTAAGGATATGGGCGAGGGATCCGGACGTAATCAAGAGCTTTTTAATTATATAGTTTATTTACAGACTAAAGGATTTAATAAGGACGAGATTAAAGAGACTATCCAGGTTATTAACGAGTACGTTTTCGCGGAGCCTCTCGACGAGTACGAGATATCTACTATATGTAGAGACGAGGCTTTTAAGCCGGACGACGTAATCGCCGAGCAAGTAGCACAAGCGGAAAAACGCGCCGGATTTAATCACGTAGAAATAGCCGAGGAGCTTATTAAGGAACATAACTTAATTAACTATCATAATCGTATATATGAGTATTTAGACGGTTATTATCAACCTTGTAACGACTTAGGTAAGTATATCCGTCAAAAGGTGTACGCGATTAAGAATAATCAGCGTAACGAGATAGTCTCTTATATATCAGATATGGAGAAGATACCGAGCGGTAGTATTAAAGTAGATCCGTACGTTATCAATTTCAAAAATACAAGATTTAATATCTTAACCGGCGAGTGTTTACCGTTTGATCCGGAGATTATAGATTTTATACAAATACCGGTAACTTACGACCCGTCCGCTTATTGCGCCGACCTGGATAAAATGTTAAACCGAGTATTTTTAGGAGATAGAGAGGTTATTAACTTATTCGAGGAAATGATAGGCGCCGGACTTATTAAACATAGTCGCTATCAAAAAGCCTTTATGTTATACGGCTCCGGGTCCAATGGTAAGAGTACCGTCCTAGACGTCGTTAGGAAGTTAGTCGGTAAAATGAATTACTCAGCGATACCGCTCGAAAAGGTAACGGAGAGATTTAGTCCGGCGGAGCTTGAAAACAAGTTATTTAATATCGGCGACGACGTGGATAACGTTACTCTTAAGGATACCGGTACTTTAAAAAAGCTATTCGCCGGTAATGCGATTAGCGTCGAGAGAAAAGGCGAGAATCCATACACGATAGAGCCTTACGCGACCCATATATATAGTTGTAACTCTATTCCTCGCTCGTTCGATAAGTCGGACGGATTCTATAGGCGTTGGTTGTTTATTCCGTTTAACGCTAAATTCTCGAGCGCGGACCCGGACTACGATCCACTTATCGAGGATAAGATATCGACGGATACGGCGCTCTCTTATTTATTGAATATTGCGATAAGAGGCGCTCAGAGACTTATTAAAAGAGGTCAGTTTACCGAGCCGGATAGTGTTAAGAAAGCTCTCGAGGAGTATAAGGCGGATAACTCTAATACGTTATCTTGGATAGAGGATAAAGGTCTCGACGAGGACTATTTCCTCGATAACTCGACGGATAAGCTATACTCCGATTTTACGGATTGGTGTAGGCTCTCCGGAATCAAGAGCGGTAATATTACCGGTAAAAAGACATTTTACAAAGAGGTTATATATAAATATGATTTCGAGGATAAGCCTAAGCAAAAGTCGGACGGTAAGAGGTACTTTATGTTGAAGATTTAGGAGGATTGATAATATGACAGTAGGCGAGTTAATAACAAAACTAAAAGGATTTGATTCCGATAAGACGGTTTATATTTTAGAACCGAGCGAGAATCCTATCGGCGGAGGAGCGGGTATAAATAACATTTTCGAGATAGGCGGGTCGAATGAAACAATGGATAATGCGATTTATATAATGGAGGATTAAATATGTGCGATTTATATTGTAAATGTAGCGTATGCGGAGCAGATAAAAACGAATGTCAAGAAATGGGCGACGGCTCTCCATTCTGTAGCGGTTTTGTTTGTACCGTAGACGATTGTAAACGTAATGAGTGTATCAGTTACGAGGAACTATACGACGTATATAATCCGTAAGAGAGGAGGGGTTATATGGATAGTGATAGTAAGATAGTCGATAGCTTTTCTATGAATGTTGACTATAATCCTCTCGGATATGAGCCGATTTCGGATTTTATGAATAAAGTAAAAAAGGAGATTGAAAGGATCGAGGCGGAGCAAGAGCGAGCGTTAATAAAATCTCTTAAGGATAAGACTCTTTTAGTAAGTAGTCCGTTAATTAAGGCTCAATTAGAGGAGGATTATCGCTTTAAGAATACAACTATAATTTATAGTCCGTATGTTGCTCCGGGAAATATGTTTTTAATAAATCGAGTAGCTTTATATTAAGGGAGGTCGTCAATGGCTAGGAGTGAGAAATGTTTAGAGTGTAAATACTGTAGACCGTTCGATCGGAGCGGGAATTTACAAGATTGGCGTAACGCCTGGAGTTGCGATTATATGATTATGACGGGCAAGCGTGAGGATAAAGGCTCCGATCCGAATATGTGTCGATTATTCGAGAAAAAGGAGGCGGAATAAATGAATTGTCCCGTATGCGGAGAAAATACCCGCGTTATGGATTGTCGCGCCGATTGTGAGAGCGTTTATCGTAGGCGTAAATGTAAAGAGTGCAATTATTTATTTTACACAACGGAGAGTGAATCGGACGGAGCTTATCTTAAAGAGATTAGTAACGAGATAGCTAGACAAAGGAGGAAAAATAAAAAGTGACATTATTTTATATTGGAGTAACTATAGGCTTTTTAGTTGGCGCTTTAGTCGGAGCGGTATTAGTTGCGGAGAGGATAAGTTCAAGATTTAAGCATAACAAAAACTATAACAAAAACTATAACAAAAACGACTAAATAACAAAAAATTCTATGTATGAAATTTTTATAAAATTTTGTAGCATAACAAAAACTCGAAAAAAATAACAAAAAAACGGCTTAAAAAAAGTTTTTGTTATAGTTTTTGTTATGACTCAAACCCGCATAAATACTAGGTTTTTTACTGTTATATAACATAAACTATATTTTTTTCTTATATCTTAAGAAATATTATAATAATAGTATATATAATATATAAAAATAAAATATATATAGAATTGCGAAAAATTTTGAGTTTTTGTTATACCTTAAGATCGGAGGTATAAAATGGACGATTTAGACCTGGAGTTAGATCGTAAAAAAAGATACTTAAAACGCTATAAAAAAATTTAGCTCTTATTAGACGTCTAAAAAATAAGATTGCTAATTTAGAGTCCCGAATCGAGTCTCTTAATTCTCCGACTTTGTCGGATATGCCTAAAGGCGGTATCCTTGTTACTAAGGAGGATCTAGTAGACGACAAGCTCGAGACATTAGATCGTATTAAAAGGTTAACCGCTCGAGGCAAAAGACTTAAGGCGGATATCCTGGAGAAGATAGACGAGCTAGAGGATATAAGATACGCCGAGATTGCGGAGAGTTTCTTTATTGAGTGTATGAGTTTTGAGGAGATCGCTAGTAGTATGGATTATAGTACCCGTCACGTTATACATTTATACAATGAGGCGGTTAATGCTATCGAGATAGAATAACACTAAAAGCTCACTAATATATCAGTAAAATATCACTAAAATATCAGTTACATATCCGGGTTAATGGTGTTAATATGATAGCGTGGACGATTGAGAGATCGGACACATACTTATAGCCTCCTAAGGATAGCGGGCAGAGAGGGCGCTTTATTGGGCGCTCTTTTTGTTTGCTATCCGGCTATGTGTGATAAGGGGGATATATTATGTTATTAAAAGCGTGTAATCGTTGCGGTAAGCTAATACAATACGGGGGCGTATACTGTGGGGTATGTGGTCCGGTAGTAGAAAAGGAGAGAGAGGCTAGACGCCTCGAGACTACTAAGGCTAGTAACAGACGCTACAATAAGACAAGGGATCCTAAGTATGGTAGATTCTATAACTCGGGGGAGTGGAGGGTACTATCTCGTAAGAGACTCCAGGACGACGGTTATCGTTGCGTTAAGTGTGGAGCTATCGCGTCAGAAGTAGACCATATTAAACCTATTCAGACTCCGGAGGGTTGGGAACTTAGACTCGAGTATAGTAACTTACAATCGCTATGTCTAGCGTGTCACAATAATAAACACGATCGATTTAAAAAGAAACGTCCTACGAGCGTAGAAAGCTCATAGAGGCGTTTTTATTATTTAGGTAAGGATTTATACCTAAAACAATTTTAAATTGAAATATGAGCGTTGTACAAAGCCTCAGAGGGTAGGGGTAGGTTAAATTCTATCAGACTTTCGGGGGACAACGATACGGGGGGAGTACATCGTAGAAAAAAGTCCCCACGAGAATACAAAAGAGAGGTTTTAATATGTCAAGAGTTTTAAAAGTAAATAAAGTCGGCTACGTTATGGCTCATAACGAATGTAAAGGGTCCGTACAATGTAAAACAGACCTACCAACGAACGCCGAAGTCGACGACGTTTACAACGTCTTAGACGAGGACGGGACTTATTACTATTACAACGGCTCGAATTGGTGTAGTTGTAGCGGAGATATTGAGAGCGTAAATATAGCAAGCGTCGAACAAGAAACGGTATCAACCGCCGACGAGGGAGTTAACGTACTTAAGATAACTCTCGACGACGGTACCGAGTCACGTTTTGAAGTTAGAAACGGCTCTAAGGGTAGTACCGGAGAAAAAGGCGATAAAGGCGACAAGGGCGACCCTGGAGAAAAAGGAGAAACCGGCTCGGGTATTGCGAGTATTGAATATATCGAGTCTAATGAGGACGACGGTTTAAATAGACTAATCATAACAAAGGACGGAGGAGGCGTAACCGCCTATCCGATTAAAAACGGATCTAAAGGCTCAGCCGGAGAGAAAGGGGATCCGGGGGATTGCGCGTGGACTTGGTTAGGAGATTTTCTCGGGACTAACGGTATATCGATAGCTAATGTAAAAGACACGGCTAAAGAATTTAAGGTAATCGGTGTAATCGACGGAGGCTCGGGAGCGGACGTCGCGTTAGAGAATTATTTTATAAATTCTTCAACTATGGCGCAATATGTGCAATTAACAAGTTACTATTATTCATCGACTTATCACGGTTGTATAGCTCATCAATACGATTATACAAATTCTAAGATAAATTTATACTCCGGTTGGACTCAATTAACCGGAGCTAATATAAGTACGACCGGAATATTATCACGAGTATTCTATAGATAAAGGAGGTATAAAATGAGTCTTATAAAGATAAAATGCGAGGATCAAGTATTACACCTCGTTAATAGTCCGGCGATTTTCTCCGGCGACGTAAATTACGACGAGGTTACATTTGAATTTTGCGATAATTGGACGAATTTTACAAAGACGGCGGTCTTTTACAACAATAAAGAGACTCCGTATATGCAAATTTTAGACGTTAATAACTCTTGTGTTATTCCTAAGGAGGTATTAACCTCTCAAGGATATATTTATATCGGAGTTTTTGGAGTTAACGGAGACGTTGTTATAACTTCTCAAATACTTAAATATAGAGTATTGGAGGGCGTACCTACCGAGAATCTCGAACAACCGGATCCTAATCCGGATATATTGGAGCAGATCGTAAGTGATTATAACGAGGTTAAGGTAGCTCTCGACAACTCTTATCAAGCCTTCAAAGAAGAAGTTAACGAGGCTATAGAAAATAAGAGCGACGATACTCATACTCACGACGAGAGATATTATACTATTGGTCAAATTGACGGTATAATAAGCAAGTTAGTCGAATCGAATAGATTTGCAATGGTGGAGGGCGAGGCGACTTTCGACGGTACCGTTAAATTTATAAAATTAGATTATCCGACCGGGTTTTCTCGAAATAATTGTGTCGTAATAGCTTCAATGATCAGTAACTCAACTGATGATTTTTATATTGTTAGACTTGATAGTGATAAAATAACACTTTTACAAGACGAGGCGAGTGCTACTACGAGAGAGTATAAAATCGTATTGTTTCGGATTTAGTCCTAATATTACAAAAAGGAGGCGGTAATATGGCGGGACAAAGACAACCTATCGAGCTTGTAATCGCTAAGGGTAAAAAGAATCTTACTAAAGCGGAGATACAAGAGAGACGCGATAGCGAGGTTAAACCTATCGCCGATAATATTATCGCTCCTAGTTATCTCTCTAAAAAGCAAAAAGAGGAATTTTACTTTTACGCGGAGCAACTCCAAAAACTAAAGATAATGGGCGAGACGGATAACGACGCTCTCGCTAGATATATTATCTCTAAGGACTTATATATTAAGTTATCTAAACAGTTAACGAGAAAAGAGGTACTAAACGACCCTATAATCTTAGATAAGTACCTCAAGAATCAAGATAAAATGTTTAAACAATGCCGAGCGAGTGCGGTCGATTTAGGTCTCACTATCTCGAGTAGGTGTAAATTAGTCGTCCCGGCGACTAAAGAGGCTCCGGTTAAACAAAATAAGTTTAGTAAATTCGAGAAAGGATCCGCGTAAATGAGTTTCGCTCCGCTCTATGATAGAGTTACGGAGTACGCTAGTAAGGTCGTAGCCGGGAAGATAGTCGCCGGCGAGCTACATAAATTAGCTTGTCAAAGACATTTAAACGACCTAAAAAGGCAAAGGACCGAGGATTTTCCTTATTACTACGATCCGGATAAGGCTCTCGAGGTTATAAATTACGCGGAGACGCTTACTATAGCCGAGGGCGATAGTCCTAGACCGGTTAATCTTATCGACTCCCAGGTTTTCGACTTGGGTTGTACGTTTGGTTGGTTTAAGCTATCCAATAATAAAAGACGTTTTCGACGCCGTTATAAGTCAATGGCTCGACAAAATGGTAAAACGTTCGAAAATGGTATTATGGGTACTTATATCGCCGGTTTTGGCGGATATAATCACGGTAAATTATTTACGGTCGCTACTAAAAAGCGACAAGCTCGTCTAGCCTGGGAGGAAATGGCTAAGTTTATTAATATCGATCCGGACCTTAGGTATCACGCGATAAACAATCCGGAGGGATATTTCGACGTTAAGGACTATAAATCGGTTATTGACGCGGTAAAAACCTACTGTACTATCGAGGCTTTAAGTAAAGAGGCGGGACTTGACGACGGATTTAGGTCGATATTTAGCTCTATTGACGAGCTACATCAGCATAAAGACAACAAAATATACAAGGCGTTATACAATGGTACTCGAGCTTTACTCGAGACGTTGGTATCTATGATTACAACTAGAGGCGATAAATTAAACTCTTTTTGTAAAGAAATGGACGACTACGCTATTAAAATCCTCCGCGGACTTGCTACCGCTGAGGATTTTTTTGTAGATATTTATTGTTTAGACCCTGGAGACGACATATGGAATCCGGATAATTGGATAAAAGCTAATCCGTTTATATGCGCTCCAGGTAACGAGGCTTTATTCGAGGTACTTAAGGCGGACGCTCAGACCGCGCGAGATATGGGAGGCTCAGATTTACGAGACTTTCTTACTAAGTCGCTTAATATGTGGGTTGAGAATACAGACGATCAGTTTATCAACTCTGAAAAGTGGGCGAAATGTGGCTCGGATAGGACGCTTAAGGATTTTACCGGTCGTAAATGTTGGGTAGGCTTAGACCTCTCCTCCGGCGGAGACTTAACGACTATCGCGTTAGAGTTTCCGGAGGAAAACGATAAATATTATTTATATAGTCACTCATTTATGCCGAGAGGACGTCTCCAGGAACATATAGAGACAGACCTCGCGCCTTATGATTTGTGGGAGTCTATGGAATTGATTACCGTTACCGGCGGTACCGGGGATTTTAAAAACGATTATAAATTCATAGTCTCCCATTTAAAGAAATTAAAAGAAGATTACGACCTCGAGTTTTTAGGTATCGGTATCGACCCGCACAACGCGGACGGTATCTTATCAGATCTCGAGGCGTTCGGTTGTCCGGTTGTAATAATCGTACAATCTTGTAAGAGCTTAAACGACGCTACGGTCGATATTCAGCTCTTATGTAAATCCGAAAACCTAGAGTATAACCGTAATAATGAGTTATTAACCTGGAGTATGATTAACGCCTCTATCGTTCGTAACTCATTCGACGAGATTAAGGTCGACAAAAAGCCGGGACAACGCTTTAAGCGTATCGACCCGGTCGACGCTTGTATCGACGCTCACGCGGTAATGTTGAAAGCTAAGACAGAGGTTAAAGTTAACGTCGAATCGGAGCTTGACAAGTATCTCGAGGCTATGGGTTGGAAGTCTTAAAAAGGAGGGGAAAACGTGAAAGTTTCTCAACGAGTAAAGACGGCTCTTAACGTCTTATTTAATAAGTCGACTAGGACAACCGTAGAAATGAATAATCTACTAGATTTCCTCGGTTTATCTGATACTAAAGAGGATAATCTCTCCGAGGCGACTTATTTCGCTTGTTTAAAGGTACTTAGTGAGGCTATCGGTAAGCTACCTCTTAAATTACTACAGTATAACGAGCGTAACGGCGTAATAAACGCTAGATATCACGCGTTATACAAGGTCTTACACGACCGACCTAATCCGTATATGACGAGTACGGTCTTTTGGTCGACTATGGAGTATAACCGTAATCATTACGGTAACGCTTACGCCTTGATAGAGGGCGCCGGAGATAAAACTCAATTATGGATTTTACCTAGTAACGAGGTCGAGATATGGTACGACGACGCTTGTAAGTTAGCGGACGTCCCGGATATATACTATTTCTACTCTAAAGGCGGTAAATTATATAAGTTTGGCTCCGAGGAGATACTCCATATTAAAGCCTCTAATACGTTAGACGGTATAACCGGTATTTCCGTCCAGGATCAACTTAAATCTACGATAAGCGGTAGCGCTAAGGCTCAAAAAATGGTTAACAAAATGTACGAGAGCGGTTTTACGGCTAAGGCGGTACTTAATTATACCGGCTCCCTTAGTGACGCTAACGTCGAGACATTAGTTAAAAATATCGAGTCTTACGCTAAGGGCGACTTAAAAGATAAGGGCGTCGAGAACGTTATCCCTATTCCTTTAGGATTTAAGCTCGACCCTCTTAACGTCAAGCTCGGAGATAATCAGTTTATCGAGGTTAAACAGTATACCGCGTTACAGATTGCGAGCGCGTTCGGTATTAAGCCTTATCAGATAGGCGACTATACTAAATCAAGTTACGCAAGCGCTGAGGCTCAACAGTTATCATTCTATATTGATACGTTGTTATACATAATCAAGCAATACGAGGAGGAGTTAACTTATAAGCTCCTAAGCGCTGAGGAGATCGAGAACGGTCTCCATTTTAAATTTAACGTAGACGTAATTTTACGAGCAGATTTCGCCTCTAAGATTACCTCATTATCTACGGCGGTTAACTCATTCCTTTATACACCTAACGAGGCTAGAGCTAAATTAGACCTCGAGGCTAAAGAGGGAGGAGATAAACTTCTCGGTAACGGAGCTAGTATTCCGGTAGATTGTACCGGCGCTCAGTATGTCGACGGAGATAATACAGATACTCAGACCGTAGAGGATACCGTAGAGACGGATCCGGCGGAGATTATAAGTATAATCGAGGCTATTCGCTCCGGTAAAATCACTTACGACCAGGCGGTAGCGCTTATAACCGTAACCATTGGTTACGACGACGCTACGACTCGTACCTTATTAGGTAATCCGGAAGATTACGAGGTCGAGGAGCCTATCGAGGAGAATCCGGACGATAATCCGGAGGAAAATAACGAGGAGGAGCCTACTAACGAGGACTCCGGAGATAGTGAGTAATCCGATTATCGGATCTCTATATATTTAATAATTTAGAAAGGAGGAGTCTACGTGTCAAAAGATTTTATCGACTACGATAAAGAAGATCGCGCCGGGTTAGTAATTAAATCCGCTAACGTGCAGATCCAGGAGGTAACGACCGAGGAGCTTAGAAAGATTAACAAGTTTACTCTCGAGCCGTTAAAAGCCGAGGAGGTCTTTTCTTTTAAATTGGCTATGTGCGATAACGAGACCGACGACCGTAATTACGAGCCGTTTAATCTTCAATCGCTTAAGGATATGCAAAAATTATATATTGGTAAAACGGTTATTAAAGACCATTTTCGCCGAGCAGATAACCAGGTCGCGAGGGTTTACGATACCGAGCTTAATTATGAGGACGGTAAGTTAACCAAAGCCGGCGAGCCGTTCGCGACGTTGGTCGCTAAGTGCTATATGATTAAGACCTCAAGTAACGAGGATCTTATAGCGGACATTAAAGCCGGTATTAAAAAAGAGGTTTCAACTTCTTGTCTACCTAAAAAGGCTATATGTTCTATATGTGGAGTAGACAACAAAAAAACGTATTGCTCGCATTTTTGGGGCAAGGAATACGAAAAGCCGGACGGTAGTAAGGCGACTTGTTACTTTACTCTCGACGGAGTAAAAGAGGCTTACGAGGTCTCATTTGTAGCGGTACCGGCTCAGCCTAGAGCGGGTACAACTAAGAACTACGGAGGCGTACCGGAGGCAAAACCGGACGAAAATCCGGAGGTAATCGCGGACGAAAAAGACGCGGAAATTAACAACGATACTAAGGACTTAGAGGCTAATCTTAGGATTAAAGCTCTCGAGTCCTTTATTTTTTCTCAAAAATCAAAGGAGGATTTTAAAAATGAATAAGAAAATGAGAGAAATTATGTCACAGATCCAGGCTAAGACCGCGGAGGCTAAGTCATTTATGGAGGGCGAAAACAAGGACGTTAACAAGGCTAACGAGTTAATGGACCAGGTGGAGGCGCTCAAGGCTGAGTATGACGCGGAGGAGAGACTTTTCAATATGGAAAAGGATCTTAACACTCCTAGCGACAAGGATATCGCAGAAAAGCACAAGGAGACAGAGGCTAAGGACTCTATCGCTAAGTTTGCAGAGGACGCTAGAGGCGGATTCAAGGCTAATAAGGCTATGAACGAGGGCGCCGGAGCTGAGGGCGGTTATACCGTACCGGAGGATATTCAGACTCGTATCCTTGAGTATAGAGAGGCTAAGGCGTCTCTTTTAGACCTTGTAACAGTAGAAAAGGTATCTACTAACAAGGGACAGAGAACATTTAAAAAGAGATCTCAGCAGACCGGATTTACTAAGGTAGGCGAGGGCGCTAAGATTGGCGCTAAGAATACTCCTCAGTTTGAGAGACTTTCTTACGAGATCGATAAGTACGCGGGTTACTTCCCGGTTACTAACGAGCTTTTAGCAGACTCAGACGCTAATATCGCTAATACTCTTATCGAGTTCATCGGCGACGAGTCAAGAGTTACCGCTAATAAGTTGATCCTCGAGCAGATCGCAACAGTTGAGGCGACTAAGTTAGACGGTCTCGACGATATTAAGAAAGCTCTTAACGTAACTCTCGGATCAGCTTTTAAGGCTACCTCTAAGATTGTTACTAACGACGACGGATTACAGTATCTTGACACTCTCAAGAACGACAAGGGCGAGTATTTGTTACAACCTAGTCCGGCGGATCCTATGAAGTTAGTATTATGCGCGGGC